TACGATTACACTCGGAACATACGAGAATAACAATAATGTGTCGAATTATTGTCAACTTGCATGCACACGCAAATTTAAATATAAAAATAGAAAACGGTCCATTCTGCACTCGTGTAACAGAAGCACTAAAATTAAAAGTGGTTATAATATAAAAATATCAAATTTAGTATGCACCTTAAGGGCTGCAATAATCCTAATAAAATAAAATTTTGAATAAAATAATTTAAAAAGAATTTAGAAATAAATATAAAATAGTATTCAAAATCTTTGCTAGTCTACTTTTAAAATGCAACGAGCCGTAGCTAACTCAAAGCAAGTTTTTGGCAGTTATTCCAGTTCTTGTGGAATATATGTTAAGTGGGTTTGGTGACGATAACCAGGACCTCCTTCATAATACAATTCAGGGAAAAAGTTTTGATCTAAATCATCCCAATCAAGCGTAAATGGTTCAATTTTACATTTCACTAATGCCTTATTTATCTTATCACGATGTTTGTGAAAGACATATGGTCCATGGCCATAACATAAGCGCAATGATTGGTCTGCATTTTCCTGTGTTGCAATCTTTTCATTCGGCCCACTCCAAATCCAAAGACAAGTATCCTCAATAACATTCATATCTAGAGGAGCAAGATACACCTTAGGATCTTTTGGGTGTTTCTTAAATCCTCTTTTCAAGAAAGTGTTTTCATATATGCCACCATATGGTACTATCTGTTGTGCCTTTGAAGCATCAGTCGATACAATTCCATAATCAGCAAAGAACAAACTTAATGTTTTTGAATTAAAATAATCCTTAAACTCATCTGTTACAGCGCCAATTCCGTCATCACCATATGTGCAATAATAAACACTTCTTTCAAATTGATTCAACGGTCTCTCAGCAATCATGATCCAAGCTACACCAATGTACATCATATTAACCATAGAATTGATTATATCAGTCATTGGTGATCCAGATGGTGCCCCACACTTTTGACGATAAACAGTATTCAATACCACATGATCACTTTGTATCAAATTCTCCATCAATGTTCTTAACTCTATCTCATCTACTCCTTCTACATACGTCAAAGTCCAATTGACTATCATATTGGTAACACTTCTCAAAATTTTTTGATTTATTGAAGCACCAAAATTTGAATAATCAATTGAAAAGATATTTGTCTTTGATTTTTCAAACAACTTCTCTACGAGTGTAGTCCATTCAGG